AGGAAGTATCGCGTACTGTACTCCGGTGGAGAAAACATGCGCGAGCATGCCGTCGAATACCTGGTGCGGCGAAACAAAGAGCCTGAAGACGTGTATCAGGAGCGCCTTTGCCGGGTCTTCTATGAGAACTACATCGGATCGACCATCGACTGGTATGCGGCCACGCTTTTGCGGCGGGAACCGTCGCTGCTGTTCGACAGATCGAACGAAGCCGGCAAGCAATTTTATAACGACTTTGCCGAAGACTGCGACCTAAAGGGTACATCCCTTGCGGAATTTTTCCGACAGCAATTGGTTAATACGCTGGTCTTCGGCAAAACCTATATCGCGCTGGATTTTCCGCGCTCGGCGCAGCCCGCGGCCAATCGCGCCGAGGAGGATGCCAGCGGCATGTCGCGGGCTTTCCTGGTCGAGTACACGCCCGATGAGGTGATCAATTGGAGCCACGATGCTGACGGAAACCTGGCCTGGATCGTCATTCGGACGTCTTGTCTTCGCCAGGAAAAAGTAACCGACTCGGGCTGGAAACGGGAGACCCGCTGGATTCATTACGACCAGCACAACTTCAGCATCTATGCCAGCGTCGATGGCGGCGATGTAAAGGGTGAAATCCAGTTGATCGACCATGGCCGGCATGGTTTGGCCGCGCAGGCGCGCGTGCCGGTGTTTCAACTTAAGGTCAGCGAGGGTCTGTGGCTGATGAACAAAGCTGCGCTGTTACAGCTCGAGCACTTCAACAAGTCGAACGCTCTTTCCTGGGCGCTCACCATGGGGTTGTTCGCGATGCCGGTGGTTTACTCCGATAAACAGTGGGATCAGATAGTCGGAGATTCGTACTATATCCAGCTCGGCGTCAATGACAAGTTCGGATGGACGGAGCCCACCGGCCACGTCTTCCAGGTTGCGGCCGATAACCTGGAGCGTCTGAAGGACGAGATTTATCGGGTTTGTTACCTGATGACGCAGGCTGGAGGAAGTCAGCCGTCGGCCCTGGCTCAATCCGGGTTGAGCAAGCAGAGGGATTTCGCGATCACACAAGAGGTTCTGCGCGCTTACGGCGACGCAGTGAAGGACACCATCAAGCAAGTGCTTGGGGCGATTGAAAGCGCGCGGCAGGATGGACTTTCGATCCACGTTTCAGGGCTCGATGAATTCGACATTGGCGACTTTGGTAATGAGCTTGACGATGCCAAGAAGCTGCTCGAGTTCGGGATCGGGTCGGAGACGCTCAAGAAGCAGCTTTTCAAGAAGCTCGCTTTGAAGTATTTCTGTGACGCCAGGCAGGATATCAAGACGCAGATCGCCACTGAGATCGACGCGTCGTTTAGTTAATGTGATCCATCCCACTCGCTAGCGCTTGAGGTTGGCATCGGAACAGGCGGCGCTGTCCCAATGCCTTGAGGGCCCTCGAGCGTTAGCGAGTGGGATGGATCAGAGCCCCAAGCGTCAGCGCGCGGGCGGTTTGGCAGAGCCCCCAGCGTCAGCGCGGGGTTGGATCGCGCAGAGTTTTGAATTTGGCAAGGAGGACTTATGGACGATTTGAAGAAGGACCAAACAGAGCCACCGCAGCCGCCCACGGATGTGACATCGATTGTCCGGCAGGCGCTCGAGGAATTCACGCAAAGAGAGCAAGCCAAGAACGAGCCGGCCTACAAAGCGGAACTTCTGGAAGAACGCCGGCGGCGCGAACAGCTTGAACGGCGCTTGAATGAGCTGGTCGAGGAAAACAGGCGCAGCAAGCAGATCGCCGAAGAAGCGCAGAGCAGCTCGGCGATCCGCGCCGAGTTACAGCGGCTTGGCGTGAGCAAGGTGGACCTGGCTTTCCGAGCCGTCCGCGACGACATCGTGCGGACCGAAGACGGAAGACTGGTGGCTCGTGGAGAAGGCGGCGAAATGGGCATCAAGGATTATCTCGCCAATTTCGTCACCGCAAACCCGGAGTTTCTGCCGGCGCGGATTTCCGGTGGTTCGGGTGTCACTCCCGGCCACAAGGCCCCGGCAAGTGGGCCTGCCAACGTCGATATAGACCGGATTCGGCCAGGTATGAGCCGGGAAGAGATGGATCGGGTGCGACAGGAGATTGTTCGTCTTGTTTCGCAGCCCAAGGGGATGTAGCAGCCGCCATTCGGGCGGGACGGGCAGCGATGCCTAATTAAACAAAACTCAGGAGAGAAAATGCCAGCAATTACATCAGCGAATTTAGCGAACGCGATTGTGAAACTGGTGGCGGCCGATGCTTTGCCCGCCCTAGTGGGGAACCTCGTGATGGGGAACCTGGTCAATCGCGATTACGAACCGATCCTGGCGCAAGCCGGGGACACGGTTAACATACCGATTGCGCCGACTCTGGTCGCCAACAACTTGTTGGAGGGCGGAACGGTGCAAACGCAGAATCCGAATATCGGAAACGCGCAAATCGTGCTCAACACGCACGCTGAAGCGACGTTCTTGATACCGGATGTCACCAAGGTGCTCGCAGTGCCCGATCTGTTGCAGCTCTACATGCAGCCGGCCGTGGTGGCGATCGCTCAGAAAATCGAGACGGACCTGCTCGGTCTGTACGCTTCGTTCACCGCAAACACTCCGGTGGGCACGGCGGGCACGGCCATCACCGAGGCTGCCATCGATTCGGCGGAGACCGCGCTTTTCCAAGCCAAAGTCCCCAACAGCGAGCCGAAATACCTGGTGGTCGACGCAGTTACTTATTCGGGACTGCGCCAGATCGACCGGTTCAGCGAGTTCCAGACGGCTGGCGAAGCCGGGCTGCGGGCCCTGGTGGACGGAACCATCGGGAAGTTGAAAGACTTCTTCATTTTCCGGTCCCAGTTCATCTCGAAGACCGGCAGCGCCCCCATCACCACTCATAACATGGCGTTTACCAAGGACGCGATTGGCCTGGTGATTCGCCGCTTACCCCAGCCTTTGCCCGGAACGGGAGCAATCGCCGAATATGCCGAGCTCGGCAACTTCGGCGTGCGCGTGGTGATGAGCTACCAGCCCAATACGCTGGCGCAGCAATTTACCGTGGACGTGCTGTATGGCACGGCCGTGATCCGGAACACATCCGGCGTTCAGGTGAACAGCTAGTACATGGCAACCCCTCGCCGGCGCTTGGACCACAGCCCAAGCGTCAGCGCGGGGGCCCTTCGGAACATGATCCGCTAGCAGACTTGTAAGGAGAAAAACTATGGATTTGAGATTGTACTACCAAAAGATTCGAGAACTGGAGCGAAGCTTCAAGGGCACTTTTCCAGTCGTCGTCAGCCAGGAAACCGCCGATGGCGGAGCAGCCGGCGTAAAAACCGAAGTTCCGGTGCACATCGCCGCCAGGATGATCGTGGATGGCCGGGCAGTTCTGGCTAGCGAAAAAGAGGCCCAGGATTTTCTGGAGCAAAAGATGGCGGCCAAGAAGACGGCCGATCAGCTCCAGGCTTCCTCTCGGATGCAGGTCACGGTTATGTCGGACAGCGATCTTCAAGTACTGAAAGATCTGCAGTCCCCCTCCAAATAGTAAGCGGGATAAACAAATATGCTCTTTACCGACAATCCGGCGATCGCGATCGAAGACCTGGCCGACTACGAAACGGCAGTCCTCGATACCGCCCACATCGAGGGGATCAATCTCACAGTTAAGATTCGTCTCGCCACCAATGAAGTTGGGTTGCAATTGCAGAGTCAATTTACTCCGCTTGCAAACAATGGCAGCGGTATCAGCCCCCTGCTCACGCTGAGCAATATCGTGGTCACGCCTCCCCTGCGGCTCTGGCTCCTGTTTCACACGCTGGAGCTGGTGTATCGGGACGCGTACTTCAGCCAGCTTAACGATCGATACCAGGCAAAGTGGAACGAGTACAAGGATCTTTCCACCTCCGCCGAGGCGCTGCTGTTCCAGATCGGCGTCGGAACCGTGGCCGATCCGATTCCGCAGGCGGTCCACCCGGCGCTCAGCCTGGTTTCGGGAACGCTCGCGCCCGCCAAATATTTCGTCGAAGTCTCCTGGAAGAACGTGACCGGGCAGGAAGGCAGTCCCAGTGAGACGACGGCCCTTGACGTACCGGCCGGCAGTACGCTGCAGGTCCAGGCGCTCAGTCCGCCGTCGAACGCGGTTTCGTGGAATGTGTATGCCGGCGTCACGCCGGACGCTCTGTTTTTGCAGAACACCGGCCCGCTAACTCCGGGCGCCGGTTGGACTGCTCCAAGCTCGGGGTTGACGACTACCGGACAGCAGCCGGGAACCGGGCAGCCGCCCACGTTCTTGAGCACGCAGCCGCGGATTCTGTTGAGGGGATGAGAAATGGCTAACGCTGGAACGCTTGCTACGACGAGGTTGCTGCGCTTCCTCGAAACTCCGGCCGGCTTGAGCGAAAATCTCGGGGCGGTCGCCGAGCTGCAAGGCCTCACGCTGGCTCCAATCGAGGCAAATCAGATTTTCACGCAGAGCGTGGCGCAGAAATTGGTGGAGCGCGCCGTGGATATGAAGTTTCCGACGCTATTGCTGTACTGCGAGAAGATCACCAACGATCTGCGGGAAAAATTCCGGACATTTTCCGGAAAGGCGCACATGGTCGTCGAGGTGCGCATGTCGCGGGACCGGATCGAGGGCGTGTCGGATCTCCTCCAGACTTACGTTGACGTGGTGACCCGCATTCTGGATCAGAACCGCGGCGACTGGGGCAATGGCATGTTTTACACCGGCGGATATCAAGCCGTTTTCGGGCAGATGGAGCATGGCGGCCGCAACTTCATCCAAACCGGGAAGATCACCTTTGAAGTGATAGTGAGTATCGATTAATCGTGCGGCCAAGGGGGCAAATCAATGTCTTGTTACATCTCATCGAATGCAAATCGATTATATACGGCGCTAGAGAGCATCTACGGACAGGTTCCGGTCATTACCGCCGCCAACCGGATCTCGGCGGTGAAACTGGCGGCCAAGCAGGATCTCGAAAAGGCCACGCGGAAGGACAAGACCGGTAGCCGGACATTCCCCGGCTTTCCGGCCAGCCTGCGGCCCATCACGAGCTTCGACCTGACCACCTACATGACCAGTTGGGACAATCCTTCCGCCGGTCCGCCCAGCTACGGTCCGCTATTTCAGGCGGCGTTGGGAGCCACGCCTCTGTTGTACACCGGCGGCTCGGCGGCGGCAGGCTCCACTTTCAACTCGCTCGCGTTCAACGCTCCCCACGGCCTGGTTCCGCAGCAGGCGGTGACCCACGGCGGCGAGTTCCGCTTCGTCGAGGCGATTGTCGATTCGCTGCACATTCAATTAAACGCCCCGCTCTCCGTAGCGCCGTCGGCGGGAGATACCATCGGTGCGACCATCACCTACCTCCCGGCGCTGGATATCCCCAGTGTGAGTATTTTCGATTACTGGATCCCCAGCACGGCGGTGCAGAGAATTTTGTCGGGCGCGGCCGTAAGCAAGCTGCAGATCGACGTCAATGGAGATTTTCACCAGTTTGTGTTCAGCGGACCGGCGCAGGACTTGATCGATAGCGCCAGCTTCGTTAGCGAGCAAGGGCTGCTTACCGCCTTTCCGCCCGAGCCGGCCACGGCGCCGTTCAATTACTCGATCATCCCGGGGCACCTCGGCCAGGTTTGGCTCGGCATTGGCCCGGACAGGTTTTTCACGGTGACAGCCGCATCGGTCTCGCTCGACAACGCCGTCAACATGCGGGCCAAAGAGTTCGGCAGCATCCTCCCGCGCTGCTACTCCCCGGGCACGCGTACGGTGCTGGCGAACTTCGAGCTCTACGAGCAGGACGACGCGGCCACCAAGGCGCTCTACCAGGCGGCCAGGCAGCAATCGGCCATCGAGGTGATGTTTCAGCTCGGCCAGCAGAGCGGCCAGTTGTTCGGAGTTCGCATGCAGAGCGTGATTCCGCAGGTTCCTCAGTTCGATGAAAGCGATGGACGGCTGCAGTGGAAGTTTGCAAACGACCGGGCCCAAGGCACGGTGGACGACGAAATCACAGTGGCGTTTGGATAACCAATGAACTACGAAAGCTGGCTGGAAAGAGAATCGCGCACGACGCCCGGTGTGACGTTCGTGCTGGCGAAGATGTCGTTCGGGCGGCGCATTGAGCTGATGCGCCGGCTGCGAGAGATCGCGCAGAAAGTGGAATTCCTCGAGGCGGGAGATGCCCGCGAAAAAATCGAGGCCGCTTTGTTGACTTCTGAGATCGACCGCCTTTATGTGATGTGGGGGCTCAAAGAGGTGCGGGGCCTGGAGCTGGACGGAGATCCAGCCACGCCCGAGCTTCTGGCTGCCGCCGGGCCGGAAGAGCTCTTCCGCGAGGCAGTGGCCACCGTGAAAGCGGAGTGCGGCCTGACGGAAACAGAAAGAAAAAACTGATCGTCGCCTTCCATTTTCAGTACTCGAACCAGGCCGGATGGAAGTGCGGCAGTTGCAGGCAAGCCGGCTTGGAGATGAAGCGCCGCTGCGGTTGGATCCCAGCGGCTTTGGAAACACCCGGGAAGGTGGTCTGGGCCAGGAGGCGCGTCTCCACCGACCAGTGTCCCACCTCGCTGATCTCGGCGCAGAGTTTGACCTGGATCGAGCAGTTCTGGGTGTGGCGCCGGTTGGGGCCAAGTTACCCCGGTGAGTTATCGGCGCGGGAAATTGAGGCGTTTTTGATATTGGAACGGGAAGCGCAAGAGGAGGTGAGCCATGGCACAAAGTAGCTTGAACCAAATTGTGGTGGATGCAGCCAGTCAAGCGAATGGAAGCACGCTGGCCGGGCCGAACATCCAGGGGATTGTCCAGAACCTTTCGGCTCAGCAGTCCCAGGACAACCTATCGTCCGCGCTGACCCAAGCGGCGCAGCAAGTCGCCGGCTTGGTGTCGACCAATCAGACGCTGGTCGACACATTGCAGACCAATACGGCGGCCGTTCAGCAGAGCGCGGCGGCGCAAGGAAGTAGTGGCGCAAGCACTGCCAGCACCGTGGGAAGTATAGCATCCACGGTTTTCGGCAGCGGGCTGGGCTTGATCCCGCTTGTTTCCTCTCTGGTGGATTTGTTTGGCGGTGGCTCCTCCCAGACGCCGGCGCCGCTCACAAAATACGCGGCCCCTGCGGCATTGAACTTGAGTCTCGCCGATACACCGGGCTCGAACAATGGAATCTCCAGCTTTCCCGGCGCTACCTACGGGCAGAATGGACTGCCCCAAGCCGCTCCCCAAAGTCAGGCGCCAACGTCTTCGGGGCAACAGATCTCAATTCAGGTGAATGCGATGGACAGCCAGTCGTTCATGGACCACAGCTACGAAATCGCACAGGCCGTGCGGTCGGCCATGTTGAACATGAATTCTCTTAACGACGTAGTGAGTGACCTTTAGGCTAATATGGCAACTTTTCCAACATTGAAAACAGGCGCCGTGATGCAGTATCCGGCTAAGCCTAAAATCCGGTATTCCAATCGGTTCATCCATTTCGTGGATGGCGCCGAGCAGCGGTATCGCGACTATCCCGCTCCACTTCACGAATGGCTGATTCGTCTCGACCTGCTGGACGAGGCGGAGATGAAAGCGTTCGAAGAATTCTTCATCGAGCAGGAGGGACAGTTCGGCAGCTTTGTGTTTGTCGACCCGAAGGACAACGTCCAGTATCCGGACTGCAGCCTGATGATCGACGACTTCGACTTCACCCTCGACGGCGAGCGGCGGGGCAAGACTTCGATGGTAGTGAAGGAGAACAGGAGCTAGGATGCTTTACTTCCCGCAACTCTCGACCGGAGCGGTTGGCCAGTATCCGATTCAAAAACGCCGGTTAACCAGGACTGTCGTGAATGAAGCTTCCGACGGCGCCGTCTTCAAGCTCGCGGATTCGAACGCCGCGGCCGTCGAGTGGGTCTTGAATTTCCAAACCCTGACCGATGACGAACGCGACGCGCTGGCGCAGTTCCATGGAAGTGTCGAGGGCACCCTCGACGATTTTACGTTTCTCGATCCCACCGACAATCTCCTCTGCTGGAGCGAAAAGCTGGATGAAACGGTGTGGGAAAGAAATCTGCTGCTAACGGTGACGACGGGGATCGCCGATCCCCTAGGCGGTACCAGCGCGAACCGCATTTCCAATACCGGAGCAGGGCCGCTGGCGATCCAGCAGGTAGTGAATGGCCCAGGTTTTTATGAATATGCTTTCAGCTTGCAGGCCAGAAGCGATCAAGCTCAGCAGCTCACGCTGATCCGATCCACGGCCACCGCCAGCCAATCCGCGGCGTACCAAATCGGACCTGACTGGACCCCGATACTGTTATCGGGAAAATTCACCGGTACGGATCCCTCGGTGACTTTTGGCATTCAACTTCAACCCGGAGGCTCAGCCGATTTGTATGCCGTCCAAGTGGAAGCGCAGATCGGCGCATCGGGTTACAAGAAGACGCTTTCGAGCTGTGGGCTCTATCCCAATGCGCGCTTCCTGGATGACGCGATAGCCATCCAGGCGGACGGACCCAGTCAGCACTCCTGTCAAATCCGCATTCATACGCGCCCCTAGGAATTTGAGCGATGCCCACTATCTTCCAAGAAAAAGAACAATCCGCCACCGAGACACCGATCCTCTTATTCGATTGCGTTCTCAGCAACGGCGAGATCGAGCGATGGAGCACGCATAAGGTGGTAGTGAGCGGCGCCACTTACCAGCCGCGAGTTCTTCTGCACAACCTTTTCCAGATGCAGACTTCTTCGGACATGGGTGTGGATGCTATTCCTAAAATCTCGGTCACCCTGGCCAACGCCGATTCGCATTTTTCGGAGCTCGAGAGATCGGTCGGTTGGAAGGGCGCAAGCGTCACGGTCACGTTTCTGTTCTTCAAATTGAAAGATGGGATCCCGGAAACCGAGACCATGGTCCTGTTCAAGGGCATCGCCAATCCGCCCGACGAGATCAGGGAAGCTACGTTCCGGCTCACGGCGGTAAACAGGATGAGCATGCAGCGAGTCATGCTCCCGCCGGTCCGCGTGGAGCGACGCTGCCCGTGGGAGTTCCCGGCCGATCTTGACCAACGCACCGAAGCGGTCACCGGCGGACCCGAGGGGATTTATTCGCACTTCTTCCGGTGCGGCTACTCTCCCGATGTGCCGCTAGGCGTGGGCAACCTGAACGGATCGGTTCCCTTCACGTCCTGCACCTTCACGCGAGCCGACTGCGACGCGCGCGGCATGTTCCGGCAAGATACTTTGGTAAATATTACCAGGCGCTTCGGCGGTATCGAGTTCGTTCCCGCTTCGATCTCGGTGCGCAGCTATGGTGAGAAGGGATCGCATCTCTCTCCCCTCGAGGA